TACCTCGTCTCCCCTGGACTCGGTTGGCGCTGGCATGTCCCCGCCGGCCAAATGGCCTCCATTGCTTTCGTGCTCGGGCTCAACAAGGGCAAGATCCTCGCCCCACCCAGCAACGTCAAGATCGACATCGTGGAAGGCCAGAAAGTCTGGGTCTGCTCGCCGGACTTCCTCAACGCAATCCCCGCTGCGTAATGCTCGCCACCATTGAGTGGACGCCGATCTTGGCTGCTGCCACCGCAGGTCTTCTTGCCTTGTCCGGCACTGTCTGGCAGTCACGCAAGACTCGCAACCTCAACAGCCTTGAGCACGGTGAGAACGCGCAGCGGCTCACACGCATCGAGGGCAAGATTGACGCCACCGCCGACGAGGTCGGCAAGGTCTCCGATCGCCTAGATCGACACCTCACCGATCACACGTCTCGGCGCCGATGGAGTCGACGCTGACAATGGAGGCGGAGATGACAGGGCCCCGAACGCACCTCATCATCCCCGACTGTCAGGTCAAGCCCGGAGTTCCAACCGAACACATTGGCTGGGTCGGGCAACTCATCGTCGACCTCCGCCGAACCGTCACCGACATCATCTGCCTCGGCGACTTCGCTGACATGGAATCACTTAGCGCGTATGACCGGGGCAAGCGCCAGTTCGAAGGCCGGCGTTACGTCAACGACATCGCCGCCGCCAACGAAGCCTTTGACCTGCTGTGCTACCCCCTTGAGCAGCACAACGCCAAGATGCGCTTCCAGCATGAGCCGCTGTACAGGCCAACGCTGCAGCTGCTCCTTGGCAACCATGAGAACCGCATCACCCGAGCCGTTGACGACGACGCCAAACTTGAAGGCGTCATCAGCACCGACGATCTCAACTACGCCGCCCACGGTTTTACCGTGCACGACTTCCTCGCCCCCGTCACCATCGACGGGCTCGTGTACAGCCACTACTTCTACAACCACGGCAATGGGCGCTCGCTTTCGGGCAACATCGAAACCCGCCTCAAAACCGTTGGTCACTCGTTCGTTCAAGGCCACCAGCAAGGCATCGCCTGGGGCCAACGAATGGTGCTCGGCAAGCCCCACATGGGCCTCGTCGCCGGGTCGTTCTACCAACACTCCGAAAGCTACCGAGGCCCACAAGCCGACGAGTGGCGCGGAGTTGTGATCATCCACAACGTCGAAGACGGCTTCGGTGACGTCGAGCTTGTCTCCATGGACCGGCTCTGTCGCATGTACGAGGGCACGTCCTATTCGCAGTTCGCTCAACGCAGGGAGAACCAATGAGCAGTCCCGCCACTTACCCGCTGACCGTTCGCATCGGCGACACCGAGACCGTTTCGGTGACCTTGCAGGACTCGGCCGGCGCCGCCATCAACATCAGCGGCCGCACCTACGCCGCCCAGATCCGAGCGACCGCCGATGCCGCCTCGCCGCTGGCCACGTTTACCTGCTCGATCACCAGCGCTGCCGCTGGCACGTTCGCTTGCACGCTGTCGGCGGCGACGACCGCAGCGCTGTCCACCGGTGTCGGTGTTTGGGATCTTGCCGAAACCAACGGCGCCACCGTCACCACGCTCCTCGCCGGCCCCGTGCAGATCAACCAGGACGTGACCCGATGAGCGTCGCGCTGACGATCAACGTCGGCAGCTCAATCACTGTGCAGGCGCGCGATCCGAAGATTGTCGCCGTCGGCGTGTCCGGGCCTGCTGGCCCTGCGAACTCGCTCGCCATCGGCACCGTGACGACCGGCACCGCTGGCTCGTCAGCGTCGGCGACGATCTCCGGAACCGCTCCGAGCCAGACCCTCTCGCTCGCCATCCCTCGCGGGAACACCGGCGACACTGGCCCGGCAAACTCTCTCAGCATTGGCACCGTGTCCACGGTCGCAGCAGGTGGCTCCGCAACAGCGTCGGTCACCGGCACCGCACCGACTCAGACCCTCAACCTTGGCCTGCCAACTGGCGCCACAGGTGCGACCAACTCGCTCAGTATCGGCACCGTTACAACCGGTGCGGCTGGCTCGTCGGCGTCGGCAACCATCACCGGCACGGCCCCGACGCAGACACTCAATCTCACCATTCCCACGGGCGCTACAGGCGCTCAAGGTTCATGGAGCGCAGCGCAGCCGAATCGCACATGGTCATCATCGACCACACTCGTCAACGGTGACGCTGGCTATCTGATCCTCGTTGACTCCGCTACCGCTATCTCGGTGACGACATCGCTTGCGCTCACTGTCGGCCAGCGCATTGACTTTCTTGTCACGAATGCGACTGTGCCGACTATCGGCGCAGGCGCGAGCGTCACATTGAATGGAACTCCGACAACCACAATCAGAACCCGATACAGCGCAGTCACACTGTTGTGCGTTGCTTCCAATAGTTATGTGCTGGTCGGCGATCTGGCGGCTGCCTGATGCCTTCCACGGTTGGCACAGTTTCGAGCGCTGCGACGCTCGCTCATCCTTCGCTTGTGTTCATCGGAGTCACTCCGACATTTTCCGATCGAGGCGGATGGCGCTACGCCACGATCACTAGCGCCAACGGCACGCCATATGTGACAACAGCGGTATCGGGTTACGTTGAGTATCTGCTGATCGGCTCCGGGGGCGGCGGCGGAGCGGGCAACACTGTCACCGTTTCAGGTGGTGGCGGCGGAGCCGGTGGCGTAATCCAAGGAAACTTCATCATGTATTCCACCGATTCCTACGCGCTTACCGTCGCCTCAGCCGGTGGCGTCGGAAGTACAGGCTCGGCCGGGGCAAAGGGACAAGACGCTTCAATCGGCATTCTTTACACCGCTGTCGGAGGTGGTGGTGGTGGCTTCACCCTCGGCACCGTCACAGACGGCGGCTCTGGCGGTGGCGGTGGCTCATCAACCGGCGCCGATCAACCGCCCGGCTCTTATACGCCCGGTCAGGGCAACTACGGCGGCAGTGGCAAGAGCAGCACTACGACGCTGAGTCGCGCCGGTGGCGGCGGTGGTGGTTACTCGTCGGCAGGTGGCGCAGCCGCGTTACTTACCGGTGGCAACGGCGGCAACGGCTACACCACTGACTGGATCACCGGCACAACTGTCACCTACGCCGGCGGGGGCGGTGGCGGCGCAAACGTCTCCGGTACCCGTGGCACTGGAGGCACTGGCGGCGGCGGCAACGGCGGCACCGGTGGCACCGGCTCAACAGCACCCGCCGCAGGCTCAACGTATGGCTCGGGCGGTGGCGGCGCAGGCATCGGTACCGCACGCGCAGGCGGCGCAGGTGGCCCCGGCATCATCGTTATCCGCTGGCGTTACTGATCTCAACGACCGCAGGAGGTCACCATGAACGACGACACCGAAATTGAGTACGTCGCGCCCGAATACGAGTCCGTGCTGCTCAACGCCTTCGCCTTGGTGAATCCCGAGGCCGGCGCTCGAGCAGCGCTCTATGGACCGTTTTGGGAGGACTACCGGCGAGTAGCCGGGATCTTCAACTCCATGGTCCCAGCCGGCGAGCTCGACGACGGGCTCACCGCCGAGCAAGCGATCTTGTTCATGATCTCCATGAAGCTCGGGCGTCTTTCCTACGCCCTCTCCACCGGCGTCGCCTACGAGGACCCCGAGTGCGTCAAGGACACGATCACTGACGCTGCCGGCTACCTCGACGGGCTTTGGGCTTGCCTCAACAACCCCGAGCTTGAGATCGAACCACCCGAAGAAGACGAGGAAGAGGACGAATGACCATCACTCTGCCATCACCCACCTGGACTCCCGACGAGGAGATTGAGGACGACGACCCCGAGGTCGTTGACGAGCCCGCAGTCCCAACCACCCACCCCTACGAGGTCTAACCATGTTCACCGCCCAGTTCGTCCGTGACGCCGCCGAGCGTGCCATCAAGACCGCAGCTCAAGCACTGCTCCTCGCCATCGGCGCCGCCCAAGGCGCAGACCTGTTCGCCCTCAACTGGTCCACCGCCGCAGCAGCTGCAGCGGGCGGCTTCGTGCTGTCCGTGCTCACCTCGATCGTCAGCGCACCGTTTGGCCCAAAGGGCACGCCGTCGCTGACCACTGTCCCCGACTCAACGACGACGGATCCTGCACCGTCGAATGGCAGCGCACAGGCCCCCTTGGTCTGACACGCAATACCAACAACCGAGTCGGTCGACTGGAACCGCCCCTGCCACTAGACAGGGGCGGTTCTGCGCGTCTCAGGGGATGTCAAGACGTATGCCGATGGTCATGCCCTCGCCACCGCCCACAAACTTGCCAACGCAGCTGGCGGTGCCGTGCTTCTTGATTGCCTTGCGCATGATCGGTGCAACTTCCCGTTGATCACCTCGAGCAACGTGGCCTACCAGGTAGCCCTGCATGGTCACCTTGATGGCTTTCTTGTCATGCTCGTTTTCAGGGTCAAACTCAAGCAGCGCCAAGGCATACCGGTTGCCGATTTCTTGGTTGTTGTAAGCGCAGGCCCATTCGATCTGTGGCTGGTAGTAGGTCACGCCGGCCACGGCAATATCCGAATACTCCCAGTCAGGTTCAATGGTTGCTGACTCCTCAAGCTGGTCTTTGCTCCACACGATCGCCGGCCGCTCTGGCGCAAACTTGGGTTTTGCCGGTGTGGTGAACGCAGCTTTGATCTCTTTCAATGAATCAAAGAATCCCATGAGGGTCCGCCTTTCGCCGTGATGCAGCTGGTGCTGCGTCGCCTGATCGGCAGCGTAGCCAGCCGACCATCAGCCCTGCAGATCCATTATCCGTGGGCATTGAAACGCAGGTAGCGCTCCCTACCAGCCGTATAACGCACACATTGCCCCGATCTGTGCACAGTTTTCCCGATGATCGGTAGCGCAGTGGCCCGATGAGCGGTAGCGCAGCGCAACAAATGTGCACAGAATGTGCATAGACAGCCGAAACAGGCCAAGGGGCCCTTGGGTTCTGATAGGTACCTGCAAAGCCCTCCACGTGAGTTCGATTCTCACCGACGCCTCCACGAGCGCCACCAGCGAAAACGCTGGTGGCGCTTTGTTTTTCTGCCTTTTCCACCGCAGCCTCCACTGGTGGGCTTATGCTCACTTTTGTTGTGGTTTGCGCTACTGATGTGCACAAGATGTGCACAGAGCACCGTGGAGGGCTTTGAGATGTCGGTCAAGAAACTCACTGACGGCAAGTGGCAGGTCCGCTGGCGGGACATAAATGGCAAACAACGGGCGCTGCGCTTCAATACAAAAGCGGAAGCGACCAGTCACGAAGCCGCCATGCGAGTGCTCGCCGGCACCGTTTCCGAGCACGTCACCGCCACCCCAGCGGGCAGCCTCGCCGAACTGAGCACCCAATGGTTGGAGGCTTCGATCAACCTTGCTCCGGCCACGGTTGACACTTACCGGCGAGACCTCAACCGATACATCCTGCCGGCCATGGGATCGGTTAGCCCCAAAGCGATATCACCGCAGATGATCCAGTCATGGATCGCCACCGAGCTAGACCGCCTTGCCCCCTCAAGCGTGCACCGCCATTACCGGACACTGCGCACCATGTTTGGCTGGGCGATCCGCCAGGGGCAACTAAGCGTCAACCCTTGCGATCGGGTCCAGCCGCCTCGAGTGCCAGCGAAACCGCCAGCGTTCCTGACGGGTGAACAGGTGGAGCTGCTGGCCGACGAGATGCCCGAGCGTTACCGGGCACTGGTGCTTGTTGCAGCGTTCGGTGGGCTGCGCTGGGGCGAAGCGGTTGGCTTGCGACGCTGCGACGTTGACGGTGCCCGCATCACCATTACCGGCCAACTGCACAAAGTTGATGGGCGCTGGATGCGCGAGGTGCCCAAGACCGTCGCCGGGCGACGAATGGTGGTGCTGCCGGCCACTGTCGGCGACGAGCTCGCTGCCCACATGGACAAGTTCTGCGCACCGTCGCCCGACGCATTGGTGTTCACCAATGAGCGCAACAGCCCGGTCGGCAAGAGCTTCCGTCACAACATCTGGCTGCCGGCCCTCGCTCGAGCAGGTTTGATCTCCGTGACCAGGCGCAGCGGTCGAGTTCCGGCCTATGGCAAGGGGCCGACGTTCCACGATCTGCGCCACACTGCCGTTGCGTTGGCCATCCAAGCCGGCGCTCACCCGAAGGCCATCCAGTCACGCCTCGGTCATGCTTCCATTGCGGTCACGATGAACACCTACGGTCATCTCATCGACGATGGTTCCGAGCTCGCCGCCGATCTGGACAGGTTGCGTTCAGCAAAGAAATAGCGTCAAAAACTTGGCTACTAGTTGCGTGACAATTGACACACGCATACGGTGATCGCATGGCAACGGCGGCTACCACCCCCCCCCCCCCCC